CTCCGCAGCAGCAAAGCCGTCATCGCCCAAGCCTTCGCCCTGATGCAGCAATACGTCAGCGACACCGAGATCGCCCGAGTCGCCGGCGCCATGCCCGCTCCGTTCCAAGTCAGCCGCGAACAGATCCAAGGCCGCTACGACCTCGTCGCCGAATTCGACGTCCGCGATTTGGACGCCGAAGTCCTCGGCAAAAAGCTCGAATACATCGCCAAAGTCGCCGTCCCCCTCGACGTCGCCGGCGTTATTGATCGCGCCGGGTTAGTCAACTTCATCGTCGGGGCCGTAGACCCGAGCCTCGCCAGCATGATCGTGCGCAGCCAAGACGTCGCCACCGCCCAAGAAGCCGAAGACGAACAACTCGCCCTAACCAAGATCAGCGCCGGCATCGAGCCCCCATTACCCGAACAAGGCGTCAATCCGCAGCTGAGATTGCAAGTCCTCCAAAGCGCGATCCAGGCAAACCCCCAGCTCCAGCAGAGATACGCCGGCGACGAAATCTACAAAGGCATGGTCGATGCAAGAGCCCAAGCCCTGAACTTCCAAATGACGCAGATCCAAAACGCCCAAATCGGCCGCACCGGCGCCGTCCCCGCCCTGGCGTCCCAGCCCCAATCCATGGGCGGAGCCTTCGCGGCACGTGGGTCAACAGCAACCCCCGCCGCCGCATAAATGAAGAACGCAGAATGCAAAATGCAAAATTCTGAATCTCCGAACCTCCGCAACTTTTCACCTTTCACTTTTAACTTTTAACTTTTTGTGAACCCGAACGTCAAAGTCCGCAACATCGCCGGTCTCAATATTCCCGAGCACGACCATTTCAAAGAGACCTACGTAGGCGGCGTGCCCTCAAGTGACGACGCCCGGCCCGAGACCATCACCTTCCGCCAAGGCGGCGCCGCCGGCCCCGTCGTGTGCAAGCTCACGATCACCTACCACGGCGCGACCAACAACATCGACGAAGTCCTCCGAACCGATAGCTAATGGCTCTAAAGTTCAATCCATTCACAGGGACCTTCGACTTCACCGGAAGCGGTGGAGGCGGCGGAGGCGCGTCCTACATCGACGGCGAAGTCGCCACCTACACCGACCTCCCCTTGGACGGATCGGCCGCACTGAACACCGCCTGGCTCGTCCGCGAAGCCAGCGGCACCTGGCTGATCGCCCGCAAACCCGCCGGCATCTACATCCGCACCGCCACGGCAGGAGTCAGCCGCGACGCCGACTGGACGTATGCCGGCATCCTCCCCGACGTCTTCAACGACGCGAATTTCCTCCTCTACGACAACGGCGACAGCTCCAAAAATTTAGCCTTTGAACTCTCCGGCATCACCACCGGCACCACCCGCACGCTCACGGTTCCCGACGCCAACGGCACCATCGCGCTGACTAGCCAGCTCGGCGGCGGCACCAAAACCTACGCCGTCTTCACCGCCACCGACAACCAGCCCACGGCCACCGCCTTCGCCACCCTCGACACCCGCAACAGTATTGCCGTGCTCGACTTCGACGACGCCACCGACGAGTCCGCCGTTTTCGTTTCGATCATCCCCGAAGCCGCCTCACTCGGTAGCGGCCTCAAGATCCGCCTGCACTGGATGGCAACCACCGCGACCTCCGGCAATGTGGTCTGGGATGTGTCCTTGGAGCGCATGACCACCGACTTGGATTCAGACTCTTTCGACACCATCGCCAGCGGCACCGCAGCGGCCAGCGGCACCAGCGGCATCTTGACCGTGACCGAAATCACCCTCACGACCATCGACTCCGTGACGGCGGGTGACGGCTTCCGCCTCAAGGTGACGCGGGATGCAAACAACGCCAGCGACACCATGACGGGCGATGCGGAGTTGGTTGTTTGTGAAGTAAGGAGCGCGGCGTAATATGGCTTACGATTTTACAACGGCCAGCAGCCAACACCTATCGTGCGCGGCCCCCGTGACAGGAGTGCCCGCCACCATTGCCTGCTGGGTAAAGTTCGACACCGCAGGCAGTGGCAACTGGGCTGTCGTATCTATTGGCGAATCGGCAAATCCATCGCATCGGCTTGTGATGCTTAGAACGACCTCACAGATTGCCGCGCAATCTGTCGGCAGCGCCGACGTGCGGGCGTCAACGCTGACAGGAACGATCACGACCAACACGCTCTACCACGTTGCCGCGGTGTTTTCCTCAACTACCTCGCGCGATGTTTATTTAGACGGCGTTGCTGCCGTCACCAACACGCAAACATCCACCGTCAACACCCTCAACGAACTGCTTGTCGGTGCTCGCCGCAGCGGGGCCAGTGCGGGCCTATTCCACGACGGCATCGTAGCGGAACTGGGCATCTGGAACGTAGCTCTCACCGCCGCCGAAATCGCCTCCCTCGCAGACGGCATGACCTGCGACAAGGTGCGCCCGCAGTCGCTCGTCTTCTACGCTCCGCTCGTCCGCGACCTCCAAGATGTGCGCGGCGGCTTAACCATTACCAACAACAACTCGGCCACCGTCGCCAACCATCCGCGAGTTTATGCTTAACTACTACCGCATCTCCGACCCCAACGATGTCCGCGACCTTGGCGAGCAGATGGCCGCTTGGCAGGCCGCTGGAAACCCGAAGGCGAATGATTGGGCCGTGGTGCCTGCCGCGCCGTCAGACGATGCCGTGTGGTCGGATGGGGCTTGGAGCGTTCCGCCTGTGGCGACCGTCACCGCCGAAGAACACCTCAAATCCGTCGGCCTCGCAGGCGACCGCCAGCCCACGTTGCTTTATCTCCGCCAATCCCTCGCCGCCGCCGGCCAGCAAAGCCCCGAGCTGGACGCCATCGAGCAATACTTGCAGCAGATCCTCGCCATCTTCGCGTCCGATCCAAGCCCCCGCAACGACTGGCCCCAGCCTCCCGTGTCCTTCGAGACCGCCGTGCAATCGGCCATGCAAACTCTGCTTGTCACGCCGGAGCAAAGCGTAGGCGGAAACCCTTAGTGCCTTAGTGTCCCCGTGAGAACTGTAACTCTTCAGTCTATTTTGTTACGCGCCTGGCAGAGAGTCGGCAACGACGCCTCATCCATCTCCAACATCCCGAGCGGTGCGCAGACCATGCTCGTCGCCGCGGCGAACGACGCCATCGAGCAATGCTGGACCTGGGCCGATTGGCCCGAGCTTTGCCGCATCGAAGAGCGCACCATCCAGGGCGACGAAACGAACGGCTTCAGAATCGACTACGACCAAGGCGGCGGCGAGACCCCGATGGGCGAAGTCTTCAACATCACTCGGGACAATCCGAACAAAACAGCCTCAGCACGCGAACTGCAATACAGCCTCCTCGGCGACAGCATCCGCTTTCCGGACGACACCGACATCCCCACCACCGCCTGGGTCCGCTACCGCACGCGCCCCGACACCTACACGACGAGCAACCTCACCGCCACCGTCCCCGCCGTGTTGAGCAAAGCCGTCGGCTACTACCTTACGGCGAGCCTCCTCGAAGAAGACGGCCAGCTCACGAAATCAACCCTCATGGAAGAAAAAGCCATGAACGAACTAGTGACCGAACGCGACAAATTCTACTTCCAACAAAACCAACCCCAATCCTGGTCCGCCCGAATCGGACATTACTGAGCCGCCCAGGCAGACCAAAAGACCAAGAGACCAAAAGACCAAAAGACTTTTCTGAACTGAATACTGCCAACTGCCAACTGCCAACTCCAAACCCTATGCACCCTAACGTAAGAACAACCAACCGCCAGAACGGCAGCGTCCTCATCGCCAACACGACCCAAGTGACCGGCGAATTCGTCAGCATCGACAGCCTGGACAACGCCACCAAATTCGAAGTCCTCACCGGCAACAGCACCGGCATCGCCAACCTGACAAGTGGCAGCGCCACCGCCATCCCGAACGGCACCACGATCGACGGCATCTTCACCGCCATCAAGCTGCACGCCGGGTCCGTCATCGCCTACCGGAAATAATGCCATGAGCTACATGCAGAGCCATCTGTCAACCGTCGAGCGTGGCGCCTTGGGCACCTTCGCCAGCATCGGCTCTGCCGCCGTCAGCATGGTCAGCCACTTGGAAGTCTACCTAAGAGTCGCCGGCCTTTGTGTCGGCCTCGCCGTCGGCGTAGTCACCTTAATTTCGGTCCTCCACGACCTCCGCAAAAAACAGAAGCAAAAATAATATGAGAAACTGGAAAACAACCCTCCTCGGAATCCTCACTATCATCGCATCACTCAGCACCGCCGGACGCGAATTTCTGGCCAGCGGCCAAGTGCCGGACATCGGCCTCGTAACCGCAAGTCTACTCGCGGGCTGGGGGCTAATTGTAGCGAAGGATTCAACCGCCCGCCTCTGACTCCATGAGCCACGCCCGCGCCACAAAACTCATTGCAGTTGCGATCCTCGCCGTGAGCTGGGCTGTGGCTGCGGGTGGTTGCGTGACCATCGGGTATGACTTCTTGAAGCAGCAAGCCACCGTCACGTTCGACGCCAAAACGGTAAAGGAGCCATCCAAGTAACTGCCAACTGACGACTGCCAACTGCCAACTCCTCACCCATGATCCCCAAGAGCCGACCACAACAAAAGCGCGACGAGAC